TTTATGATAGGAAAGACTTCGATTCACGATGAAAGGTAGATAGTCTTTCTCCGTGATATCGTCAGTAATTATTTGTTTCTTATTTTGTAATATCGCATTAACATAATCAAAAGGATTGCTCATGTAATCATCCTTATCAAACCAATGGTATCGATGGCAGTGAGTAAAAGATAGTTAGCAAGGAGGCCAAAAGATTTCCTAGTAAAAGCAGCCCAAGCATAAAGAGCACAACCAAGGATCCACACAGGATATAAAGCAAGTAACGGAGGATTCGGTACCGTGAGAGCCATTGTAATGCTACAACCAATGCTAATAGCCCAAGCAAGCAATTCAATAACAAAACGATAACGATTAGAGTTCCAATCATCTTTTATCCATTCAAAAATTCCTTTGAAAACATCATTCATACAAACTCACAATTCACCATTAGTTCTGTCAAACATGCCACAGTATTAATCTCTTGGTCTGCAACAAACGCAGCTTTATACTGATAGTCAGCAAGAATTAAAACTGCCTGTGGAATAGATTGTGGTTTCATTGTATCATACATCGCATCATACAACTTACGGAAAAGAGTGTTACTATCAATTTCATTTGATGCAACCCATTTTCTAATTGAACCAAAATCTTTAGATGAAATGAACTTTACAATTTCGGTAATTGAAACATCAGAAATCTGTGAAAGAATACCTGTGTCAATCTTACCAAACTGTGAGTATCGTTGCAACTCATTTAGAACACGGCGAAAGTCTGGGAAATGTTTCTTAACAAGTTCTGCAATAACCTTGTCATCATACTCAACTTTTTCACTTTGCAAAATTGATTGAATTCGTTTGAAAAATGCAGATGCCATCTTGGCCTTCTCACCATTCTTCAAACCAAAATCAATAACTGCACACCGTGAGTGGAGTGGTTCGATGATTCGGTTCTTGTAGTTACATGTAAAGATAAACGAACAGTTGCCTGCGAATTCTTCGATTGCATTACGAAGCGCAGGTTGTGTCGAGTTTGGATTTAGATAATCTGCTTCGTCAATAATGATGACCTTACGACCACCAGACAATGACATAGATGAAGCATAGTTTTTGATTTTGGTTCTGAATACATCGATACCAGATTCATCAGAACCGTTAATAACCATGTAGTCACATCCAATTTCGTGACACATAGCTTTTGCTACTGTGGTTTTACCTACGCCTGCACCACCACTCAACAACAAATTAGGAATCTGTTTCTGATTCACATATTCTTGAAATGGTTTCTTTAGGCGTTCAGGTAGAATACAATCTTCGATTGTTTGTGGACGATACTTCTCTGTCCAAAGTAGATGTTCCATAATAACCTTTCACATAAATCATAATTTAAAAGTGAGGCTTTCGCCCCACATCTTACGCAACTCTACGAACTCTGTCGCTTTGTGTGCGATTTTTGTCTTTTGATAACGCTTCAATGTTACCAATTACACGCTTACCACCTTTTGAAACAGGAACGATTTCGTTTATTTCAATTTCATCTGATAATGAAAGTGGTACATCAAGTGCTACAAGTGCCTCATCACGGGTCATTGTATCTCTCGAACCTACTGGTGCAATTATACTACGATTCTTAAGCATTGTCAAGGCAGAATTCAAATCTTCAAGGAGATATTGAACACGAGCCCAACTGTCAAAGGTATACTTAGAACCACCATCACCTTTTACACTCTCTTTACGAGCATGCTTTTGGTCTGCATTGTGTTTGGCAAATGACCAGTCGTGTATCTGATACTTAGTCTTACCTGTTGCGTTCTTGTATGGCACTTTCGTACCTTGTGCATTGATACGCTTGAATTCTTCATCCAAGAACCATTGCACAAACAAGGCATCATCGACAACCTTGAAACTACCATCAATCTCTTTCTTTTTACCCCACACATTACCTTTTTGCATGAAGAATGAAAGGGTATAGAACATGTTGTAGAATGATGACTTCGTAAATTTACTTAGTTTCTTTGCATCATATTGAGAACAACCATCGGCCATCACCCTCAAAATTTTACGAGTGGTTTCCTTATCAGCATCGGTTACTCTCAATTTACCTTTAGGATATGAACCTAAGATGTTATCTAAAACATCGGTATCATAACCATCATACATGTTATTGCAAATATACATTAACATTTCTGCAACAAATAAAGTGTCACCTTTGTGGTCAAGAGAATACTCACCTGTCATACCAGAACCAATGTTTTTAAACATGTCTCTAACATTCATATCATTCAAACAGATATTGTTTAACCAACGATTGGTTGGGTTGTAATTGAGAATACGCTTTTCATGCTTTGTCATTGGCATCATACTGTTGGAAGTAATGAAGATACGAGCAAGTTCACGCAAGTCGCCCGTTTCATACACAACAACGATAAGTGGAATAGAATTTTTCAAGTGAAACTGAATTTCTTCAGGAAGCTTATCGAATGTGCCTTCAATATCAATCACACCTTTCTCACCTTCAATTTGCATTGAAATAGTTTCTTCTGGTTTAAAGTAGTATTCACTACTGAAGAAACGGTCATAAGTGTCAATTCTGTGCTGACCATCAAGTACCAAATACTCGAAACCCAAATCTAAAAGACTTTGAAAGTATGCTAAGTTTTCTTCGATGAAACGGAAGTTAGCTGCAGTTGGAATTAATTGTTGTTTTAGTTCTTCAACAATTGGTGCAATAGCCGCAAGTTGAAAACAGTCTTTAACGGATGCACCGTTAAATGCAGTAAACAAATAAGAGTTTACTTTCGCATCATGCCATCTTACGAGCAATCTTTGCAATCGCTCACGGTCATAATACAGTTTGTTGTTTACATGAAGATTGTAAAGAAATTCTGGTGATTTAGAATATGCTTTACCGCTAATTTTTTGTGTCAAATTTAATACATTACTTTTCATACTAATCTCCTTAGAGAAATATTTAAAAATGGTAACCTTAGTTACCGCCTATCAAATCTAAGTCCTTGGACTCAGATGAGATTCTTTTGTCGATTAATCTCTTTCGTTTAATCGAGCAACAGCAGTCAAAAAATCTTCTTCGACTGTCCATGTACCTTTATCACCACCGAAAAGAATTGTAGTCTTTTCTTCTCTATTTCCTTCTCCACCCGCAACTGTAACTTTTCTTTCTAAGACAGAAACAATGAATGCTGGGTTGATTGCAATAGAGGTCTTTTCAAAACCTTCTGCTGAATTTGTAAACAGTTTAAGAGACATGATTACGCCTTTTCAAATTTAGAACCGGCTTCAGTAGAAATATAATACTGGAGTGGAACATTTTTGTTTTCAAAATGCGATACACCTTTAGATGAAATAGAAACTTCATATGAACCAGGCATAACTTTACTAATGTTTTCAGTTTTGAAAATCATTTTGAACTTGTTGCCATTGCCTTCTGAAATTTCAAGTGCATCAGTATGAGCAGAATCATTCTGCAAATCTAGTGTAACGATACTAACTTTCTTACCATCAGATTCGATTGCAATATGTGGAGAAGAAAGAACAGAAGCGGCACGGAGAATCCAATCAAAATCCTCTGAAGTCAAAGAGAATTTAATCTCTGCTTCTGGCATAACAAATTGTTTCTCAGGAGGAGTAACAATCATAGTTGGTTCACAAAAACGATACTTGATTTTAGAACGACCTTTGTTGCCAACAATCACAACATGTTTCTCATCGAATTCAAACGATGGGTCATCTTTGTGTAATGATACAACAGAAAGGAAGTTATTTAAATCATAAACACCAAAGTCAGCAGGAATTTCTTCCTTGATTGATACTTCAGCGAGAATGTTTTTATGTGACGAAACAGTTTTAAGTGTCTTGCCTTGTTTGAAGAAAATGCCTTGGTTAATAGAACCAAAGTTTTTCAAAACGGATAGTGTGTCATTTGATAATTTCATATTTTACCTCATAATTAAGATTTGTCATTCACAGAATACATTGTATCATGCTCATATAGAAACATGAGGCAACAAAGTGCATGTGCTAAGTGATGTTTGCCAGATTCAGGGTCATCTGCTTCACCCTCTTTCCATGCCCATAAGTGCCTTTGTAATGCATCAAAATAACGGCGTTTAGAATCAGGCACATGTTTCCAATTGTCTGGTTCGTATTTCTCTGCACCAAAAGTTAATACATCAACTGTGGCCTTTAAAGCAAGTGGTGGTAGTAAACCATATTGTAGTTTACCACCATCAAATTTGCGGCCGCCAGTTGTTGCGGTCTGAGATTCTTTTACTGAATCGTTTGCCTCTTTCAACAAAGACTTTTTAAGCGTAACACGCTTTCTCATTGTCATAGTTTCCCTGTAAACTGTGCAACAGCAGGCATGTTACCAGTAAAGGCATATGTTCCCACATGTTGTGTTTTCATCCAAGGACACAAGAAGATACTTCCGCCAAGTTTACGCCACATCTGACAGAACATATAATCTTCACTCAGATATCTCTCAGAACCGCCTCCAGTGATAGAATCTTTGGTGTCGATTACTGTATCAAAGTAAGCATGGATGTATCGTGTACCATCGAAATTGGCCTGACCGATATGGTCTGGTTTGTATTTGATTGTTGGATATTCTTTCTCCATTCTCTCAAACACTTCACGCTTCACCATCATAAAACCTGTACCGATTTCCATCACTTCAAGTGGTTCAGTAACAGAGAATTGTTTTGTGCCTTTTACGACATTGAAAACATATTCACCTACAAGTTGTTCAAGTTCTTTTGGATCCATGTTAGGGTGTGCTCTTGCAGCTTGTGCAATGTTAGCCCAATTCATAGACTTCTTCGGATAAGGACCACCAATCACATCTTTGTCTAGCGCCATAAGTGCTAGAACATCCTGTGGGTTGTAGTGAATATCTGAATCGATGAATAATAAGTGTGTGTGGTCTGAACGGAGAAACTCATCGACTAGGTAGTTTCGGGCTCGTGTGATAAGTGATTCGTTGAACAGGAAAGAAAACTTAGTTTCAATTCCATATTTGTTCATTGTGGTCTGTAAGTCCAAACTGGACTTGATATACAAACCATGTGCCATGCCGCCATACATTGGTGTGGCAACAAACAGTTTGTTTTTTCTTAGTTTTTCTAATTCTACTTTGATTTCCATGACAACTCCATAAACGAAAAAAGAGGAAGGGATACTTATATGTATCTCTTCCTCATTGCTTTAAACCTTAAAATTAGGCAAAAGCACGCTCGCCTTGTGAACGAATTGCGGCGATGCCAGCAGCGACCATACGCTTAGTTGGTGTGCCGAGGCGATAGAAAGAAACCTTATCGCCATTTGTGTTGTAACGGCTATTCAAGTAAATAGCATGACCTTCGTTACGCAACTCATTGATGGTTGCTGAAGGGTTTGCAACACCAAAAACAGATTGCATCTTCTGTGCGGTGAGGGTGTTGTATCCATCTTCTTTAGAAAGATATGCGAGGACTTTAGATTTAACTGACATTACGAAATACTCCAATAATAAAACGGTCGCTTTGAGGAAAGAATTTGAGAGGCGACCTTTCTCTCAAATATGTTACTATTCTATATTATTTTTGTGTCTATGTCAACACTTATACAGGTAAATATGTAAAAAAGACCCACCGTTACCGATGGGTCAAGTGCCGAACTACTAACTAATTAAAACGGAACATCTTCCGAATTTTCTTCTGTCTCTTTAACTTCTGGTTCAATTACAGGTGCGAGCAATTGTTCTGCCGAGGCACCTGCATCAACTTTGGTATACAAATCAAGGAATGATGCCTTAGTGTCATCATCAAAACGATTCAAACACAAACTAATTGCCTTCATCTTATCACCAAAGATACCGAATGTTTCAACAATATGCACTAAACGGCGGGTCGAAATCACTTCGTCACAACCACCATCCATGAATGTTTTACGAATCACATCAGCCCATGTAACAAGTTTCTCGGCGAATTCATCATCGGCACGACCAACTGTGGTCAATTCTTTTTCGATAATCTTACGCTCTGTGCGAACAGGAGGGAATTCTTGTTCCATTGTAGTGCGGAATCTTTCCAAGAACGCTTCGTTAAGCACATTCGTAAACATGTAACGACCATCATCAGAACCTTTACCTTTAGTATTAGCAGTAGCGAATACTGTAAAACCAGGTGCAGGTGAAATCAATTCGCCTTTTTTCTTCAACATAAATGGTTTGCCCTCAAGCACCCGTTGTAATGAAGAAAGGTTCTGAGCACCATAATCAATTTCGTCAATACACAAAACGGCACCTTGACGAGCAGCAGTGGTCACAGGACCATCACGCCATTCCATATTACCATCGATAAGAACATAGTTACCAAGAAGGTCACTCTCATCGGTTTCAGGTGTCATTGAAATGCAAACGAATTTGCGTTTTGCTTTGGCACATGCCTGTTCAATTGACATTGTTTTACCGTTACCAGAATGACCAGAAACGAAAACGGGGAAGAAGCGCATCGATTGGATAATTGAATATACATCATCAAAGTTGCCAAACGGTACATAATTTTTATATTGTTTTGGAATCAAATCAGTAGTATCCAAATCGGTTTGAATATTCTGAATTTTATGTTCCGATTTTTCTACTGATTTTGCCATAGGAATCACTTGTGCTTGTAATGATATAGTTTGAGGTTGGGAAATCATGGAAGAATTTGGCACTTTATAAACACCACGCTTCACACGGTTTTCATCATCGTTAGTAAACCAATAAGGATGAGCAATATCTATATCGCCACAAATTGATTTAATTTCATCGGTTGTGATTGTTGGTTTACCCAATGCTACGATGGCATTAATAAACTTTTCACGAATTTCGGCACGCTTAGTCATAATAAAAAAAGTCCTTTCACATTTGATACATCAATTATATCATGGCTGATTTGAATTGTCAACCAGCCATGTCGCATAAAAACAACACTTAGGCAGCAATGCCTTGAATGAATTTAGAGACAAGCACTCGGCTGATTGCTTTCTTTTTATTCATTTTCATAAATGCGGTTTTCAATTTATTGGCAGTAAATTTGCCTTCTATTTCAATTTCATCATTTTCGGTTTTCAAATCATCACCACCTGCAACCAGATAGAATGAAGTGTAACCATTTAAACTAGAACTCAAAAACTTTTCAGTTTTCAATTTCTTAACCAATTGTTTTTGTTTCTCATACATCGCTTCACGCAAAACAAAAGAATTTTGTGGATTCATTCGAACTTCGGTATTCAAATCTTCAAATGTTTTTCCATCTTCAAACACATAACGATTGTAAACGGCATGTTTAACAAAACGGTTATTACCTGCAACTAAGAAGAAACCAAATATCTTAGCACCAGTCACTTTCTTAAACCATTCTAATGATAGTGTCAACATGTAATCAGAATGTCTGGAGTTGTCGGCCATTTTCACTTCGAATTTGTTCTTAGGGTCACGCAATACAACATTGTAACTACGGGTATCGATAGAACGATGACCAAAATATGTTTCTGAAGTGCCTCTCATTTCATCATTATGAGCCCTAGTTTCATAGAATGAATTAGTCCAATCGGCATCACCATCATGCACAATTACCAAACTAGTCAAATCTAGGTTGTTAACCTGTTTGAAGTTTTTCATAACTTCTGCGGTTGCAATGATTGCTTGTGTCAATGGTGTATTTGAAAGGTGTTCACTATCAGGACGACCAATTGGACGACTATAACGACCACCTTCAAATGATTTTTTCAATATAATCATATTACGCAAAGCAGAATTGAATTCAGCATTGGTCATTTTATTGTTAATGTATTCACGCAAGTAAACAGAATTAAATGCAATTGTTTTATCTTTTTGCTGAAAAGAATGATTCTTTTTATTGAAATTGCTTTGTTTTTCGTAATCACTTTGAATACCTAAGTCAGCATATTTTGCTTCTGATGAATCACCAAAACCATATACAACAAAAGGAATATTCACTTTACGGCAGAACATGGCAAGAACTAAAATTTGTTCAATTGAACCTGCCATGTTTTCTGACATAGAACCAGATTTGTCAATTAACAAAACCAAACCGTGATTCTTACCTTTTGGTGTCATCATCACTTTGCGGAAAATGTTATCGTCAAATTTGTATGATGCCAATTTGTTGATATCAATATCGCCAGTATCGGACAGTTTAGATTTACTAAACGCCTTGGCAGCTTTACGCATTTCGAATTCTTTTGCAAGTAGACCAATGTAGCGGTCATTCTTATTTTTGAATTCGGTTACCCACTCTCTAATTTTCTCGGCGGTCAAATAATACCCAACGCTTGGTGTATAATACTCCGTCAATTGTTGTTGAACACGCTTTGCAGGTGTAATAATATTTTTTAGAATAGGTGTTGGCATTTCAAGGTAAATGTATTCTTTACACTTTTCATCTAAAAGCATCACTTCGTTTTTACGATAGTTATCATCGGTTTCACAACTAGGTGAAAACATATCTTTAGTGGCAGGTTCAGAATCTTTCCAACGATTGAATGATGAACTATCTTCATTATCAGAATCTTCACCATCTTCACCTTCTGATTCATTATCGGCTTTTGATTTTACTTGGTCATCGCCTTCTTCACCATCTTCACTATCACCGTTTTGACCATCGGTGTCATCGGAGTTTTTACCTTCTTTTTTAGAATCAGATTTGGTTTCTTCGGACTCACTATCGTCCCAATCATAGTCACCACCATCGGACTCATAATCGTCACCATCACCATCATAGTCATCCGAATAATTGAAAGATTCAAAATCTTTCAATTGCATATCGTATTGCTCATCTTTAGAATATCCGTATACCTCATCGGTAACACGAACCACATCGTCCCAAGTTTCGCAATCCATAACTTTCTTAACCAAAGATAATTCTTCAGTAGAGAATTCAACAGGCATTGAATATTGTGATTTGGTATAAATGTTCAATCTTTCAATAAATGCCATATCATTGATATCACGGTTCTTTAATCCAAAGAAATCACGCTTCATCAATTCAACATATGCATTTTGAAAAGGAACTTTAAGACCTGGATAACGGCGTTTTACTTTCTTTTCGATACGGGCATCTTCGACCACATTCAAAAATGATTTGTAATTTCTGCCTTTGTTTTTATCAACAACAGCAGTATGCCATCCATCAGCAGGTGTATAGAGAGCATGACCGACCTCATGACCGCAAAGCAGGTCATACAGAGCGCCTGTCATATTTTGCCAAATTGGGAGATATAGAATACGATTCTGTGGGTCAAATCGTGCGGTTTGAATCTTTTGGTGTTCAACCGTGAGATTTTCGGTAGCAAGAAGTTTTGCTAACTGAGATTTTTGTTCAGCAGTAAAATTCATTATGTAAGTCCTTATTTCACACTTTATACAACAATTATATCACGGCATGACCGAATTGTCAACCAGCGTTGTTGCTTAAAAACAACACTCGGAAGTCAATAGGAATAAAGGTTGGAGCGGTTAATAGGAGTTAAACCTATCTGACTATTGGGATAGTCTGTCTCGGACTCACCGCATATAAGGACATCTTACACTATTACTTATGCTTTGTCAAGTGTTTTATCGACCTACTTGAGGCAAATATTTCTCTTTTGCCTGTTCCCAAGTTAGGTAGATTAGGTCATCATAGAACAAGGACTCGGTAGATACCTTGTCTTTCTTTGCCAATTGTTTAATACGAGGTTTTGCATGTTTAGTTTTCCATACATTAACCAAGTTCTCAACACTTGTATCAAATAGTTTGGTCATGTTTTGACCATCATCATCACCACGCAAGAATTCGCAAGACTTATCATATAGTGGTGTGAAGTAAATACCTCGAGCATGTTCACTACGAATCAATTCTTTAGGTATACTCATCTGTGAATATGCAAAGTTTAATGAACGATTCTTGTGGTCACGCTTATGTGGTTGACCACTAGGTTTCTTTGCAACATACCATTCAAAGTATTTGCGAGTATGATTCTTTTTTAACCATTCTCTAATTAACATTCTGGTATCTTTCAATGGTTCAAATGATACTGAACCTGAGGTAAATCCCATTGGTTGCCAAAAGTCTAGGTTATCATATTGAGATAGACCACCTGCTTTAGTTTTACCATAGAGTGATGTAGTTGTTACTGATACGAGTTTATCACCATACAGTTTCTCCCACAATTCTTGCACAGGTGTAGATAAACACAACAATGCAAGTAACTTACCGCCAACATAATTAAAACCTAGTGGTTGTAATGGCACAATCGTAGAACCGATTGCGGTGTGATTAATCATTGCACCTTGTGTTTTCTTTTCTCTCGACCAACCGATGAAGTTATCTCTCGGTGTCAAATCAAGGAAGTCGGAACTAATACAGATAACACCAAGGTACTTCTTAGTGTTCTTATCTCTCACAACAAAGTTTAGGTTACGACCAATGTTACTATTGTTCTTCATTGTAGAAGAAAAGGTACGAATCGTATTCCACAATTCAGGTAAATCTTCTTCTTTATTTGTATAGACTAATTCAGGTTCTAGTTTGAGGTAGTCATCAGGATCGTTTTGCATCCAAAAATTAGATTTGACTTCTGCAATAGCACGGCGTTGTTTCTCATCTGCAAGAACTTTAGTTTCACCTTCCCACAAATCATTAACTGTGACTGTTGGATACTTTTCTTGCACTTCACACCACTTTTGAAATAGTGTGTATTCTTTCACATCCATGGCAGACACATAGGTGAGTTCTTTGATTGTTCTTTCACGGAGTTCATCCATGTTCACATCTAAGAAATCAGTATTAGAATCAGACCATTTCTGCCATTGCGTTTCTACATCATCTTTTGGATCAAAACTATATGCCATTATTTAAGTAACTCATTCATTCGTTGTTCAAATCTTTCGTAATACCATTCTCTAGGTTTCATAGTATTCTTCAAGTAATAATCTTCTATCTCAGGAAACTTACTTTCTACTTGTGGTAGTTTATCGTAATATTCTTCTACTGAGTCAATTCGTTGCCAATCACTTGCAACCAATGTATTATCTTCATCGTATTTTCTCCATACGAATGGTAATACTCCACATGCAATCGCTTCGTGATACCTACTTGTAACTGCCTTGTTATCAAGCCAATTAAAACACAAGGTAGATTTACCTTCTGTTAATAATGGAAGTAGATTATACATCGAATCTATCTTCTTGTCAGGTACAATTGCATTATATTTACCTATAAAGTAGGAACTTACTTTGGCATCTTTCTTAATGCGTTTGAATACCAAATGTCTTTCATCACCTGATTCTACATTATCAATCAGTTTGCGTTTATCGCAACCCCAATAAATGAAGTCATATTGCCTAGAATCATCACCAAATAGTTTAACGGGTAGATTCTCTTTAATGAAATGATACTTTAACCCATGTAGACCACCAGGTAAATCTGTCTCATCAAAGATTGAAAACTTGCCAATAGGGAAGTCTTTGAATGTTCTTGTGCGATACAGTTCTTCGGTATCAGCACGGTCACTTCTCATAATGATTACATGTTTCTTTGCAAGTTGTTCACCAATCTGTGCAACGAATTCATCCGACCTTTCTTTGTGTCGTGGGTCGATGTAACCTTTAATGTGTTGAAAGAATTCATTCTCACTAGGAATAATCACAACATCAGAATCTAAAATGTCATCTAACTTCTTACGATTAGCGGCATTCCATCCGAAATTACAGACACCATATGTGTGTTGTGGGTTCTTACGAATGTATTCACTATACAATTCATAAAACGAATCCATGATATCATGAAGTGGTTGACCTTTATAGTTTGTGCCACTTCTCAGTCGAGTAATAGTTAATTTCATTTTTTCTTGTGTCGAACAACTTTTTTAATAATCTTTTCCTGTTTGCGTCTTGCCATTTGCAATGCAACGGGTCCCACATGTTCTGTCATACGAATACCATTCATATGGTCTAACTCATGTAAAAAACATCTTGCACTAACGCCATCAAGTCTCATTTGCCTTATTGCGCCGTTCTCATCTGTAAATTCTACATCAATTGATGCTGGTCTGTCAAGCTTCAAATATAAACCTGGATAAGAAAGGCATCCTTCACTCTCTTTAACTCTTTGTTCTGAAACGGAAATTACTTTAGGATTAACGCAGGCAATTTGAAAGTCATCTGTGCCCATTACGAATACCCGTTCAAAAACTCCACATTGATTGGCAGACAACCCGATACCGCCATACAATTTCATGGTCATCTTCAATCGTTTGATTAAAATTTCCATGTTATAATTTGGAATAACATTTGTATATTCTGGAATAGGCACTCGCAACATTGAATGATTTTCATCAAACAATGGCAAAGGTTCTATTCTCTGTTCTTGTATATTACCCGCACCAGTATCAATGACTAGTGTATCAATTGTTTCACTCATTTTATAATCCTAGAAAAGTTTTTTTCTTTAACAAATCGTATCACATTGGCAAATTTATCTTGTAGTATGTCACCTTTATGTGAGATAACAAACAAATTTACACCTTCTAACATATGTAGGATTTTCATTAGTTCTTCTGTGCCATTTGCATCTAATGAAGAATCGAATGTTTCATCCAAAATTAACAAATTGGTATTGGATGAATTCTTTAACTTGGCAACTGCACGCCAAGTCAACATCAATGCCATATCAATTCGTTGTTTCTCGCCTTCTGAAAAGTTATTATATGTAAACTCATCACGATGGCGAGACTTGATGGTTTCTTTAAATGATTCATCAAGGTTAAAGTTCACAAAGAAATCTAATGATGCAAGGTACTTGTTTACCAATTTATTGATAACAGGCAAATACTGTTTAATAATCTTAGTTTTAATACCTGTATCTTTTAAAAGACTACTTGCAACTTCATAATAAGTTTTATCATGGATTAAATTCTTTAATTCAGTTTTTAAACTTTTCAAAGTTTCATCAATAGTATTTAATTCTTTTTCTTCTTTTTCTGTTACCGTTTTTGTATCTTTCAATTGAGTAACTATCTTACGAAGTCGGTCAATATACTTGTTAGTCTCCGTTATAGAAGTATTGTTTTGTGCAATCTCAACTTGTTTGCGATTAATGTTCTTTTGTGTTTCATTAATCTCATTCAGTTTAGTTTGTTCTTCTGTTAGTTTAGATTCTAATTGTGTGAGTCCATGTTCACATTCTTGGACTTTAGTATTGAGGGAAATGAGTTCTTCCTCTTTAAACTCCATGGCAATGGCTTGCCGACATGTTGGACAATCATCATGGTTTTGGAAGAAACCGATATCCTTACGAAATTTGGATAGGTTGCTTTCAATCTGCGATTCAAGTTTTGTAATCTTCTTGACCTTATTCTCTGTTTCAATCTTACTTTCAACAACCAGTTGCAAGTTGTCGACCTCTGTGGAGAGGGTGCTAACATTTGCCAATAGGTCGGATACGGTACGCAAATTACTTTCAATCTCACCTTCATGTTCTTTCACCTTATCTTCATTGTTCTGTTTCAACTCATCGATATGTTTCTTTTGCATATCATATTTTTGTTGATTCAAATCAATATTATGTTTAGTGTTGACCATCAAATCTTTATTATTACTCAGTCGGTCTTTAACCAAACCATTCATAGTAGAGAAGATTTGAATATCGAGTAAGTCCTCAATAATCTCCCTACGGTCTGCCGATTTAAGTTGCATGAAAGGAGTAAAAGATGCAGAACCAAGAATAACAATCTGTGTGAAAGACTTGTAGTTTAATTTAAGAATAAACTTCTCAAGGTATTCTTGATAGTCACGGGATGCCGCCTCTTGATTAATGAGTTCGCCATTACAATAAATTTCAAAAATGTTTGGCTTAATACCACGAACAATTTTGTATGTTTTATTGTTTACATTAAACTCAACCTCTACAACACAATCTTTATTGTTGATAGAGTTTAACAGTTGCGGTTTGTTAATGTCACGGAATGGTTTGCCAAAAAGACCAAAACACAATGCATCTAACATTGTGCTCTTGCCTGATCCGTTTTCTCCAACAACCAAAGTGTTTGATGTATTGGATAAATTAATCTCAGTAAAATAATTACCAGTGGAAAGAAGATTCTTCCACCTTACATATCGAAATAGAATCATTCAGCGATTTCTGTGTTTAATGCCTCAACATAAAGTTCACGCATAATATTTTTTAGTTTATCTGGTTCAACATCAAGTGAAAGGTTATCAATATACTTAGAAAGTATAGTCATTGTATCTTCTGCTTGGTCGATTATTTCTTGGTCGTCATCTATTAATGAATCACTAAAATCTTCAACAATAGAAATGTCAGACACACCTACTTTGTATAAGTTATCTATCACATGGTCGAATAAAAAAGGATTCTGTTTATTCAACACAACAACTTTTACATAGCACTCTTTCAATTTATCAAAATCATACTTCTTCCAATCTTCAAAGGTGGAAGTGCCGTCATCATAAGATACTTTATGAAACATGGCAAAAGGATTCTGAATGAACTCCATATCTCTTGTGTTCGTATCAAAGATATGAAATCCTTTAGGGTCATTCCAATCTGCCCATGTCATCTCATATGGCGTACCAACATAGGTAATATTACCATCATTAGATTTGTGATGGAAGTGACCAGTTAAAACAATATCATACTTTGATAATGACTGTTTGTCAATACCAGTATCACAAACATTGCCTCTGTCCATTTCAAAGCCTGCAATCTCAAAGTGTCCAAAACAGATTTGTGATTTAGACTCTTTCATCTTTTCAAAGATAACAGGTTCATTATCATCACACAACCAAGGCACGATATCAATATTGACACCATCAAACTCTACTGTTTGAAAATCATCATATATTTCAATGTTGTGATATTCATTTAATAGTAATGATGAAGAATTTATTTCAAGTGTATTCTTATAAGCAACATCGTGATTACCCAATAAGGTATGTAATTTAATACCTTCTCTTTCACATCTATCAAAGAAATATTTACGGCACAAATAGAGTGAATTAAAATTGATAAACTTTCGTCTATCGAATAAGTCACCCATTTGGAAAATTACTTTTATATTGTTTTCACGCAAGTATGGAAATAATACCTCATCATAAAATTTCTGAAAGTATTTGTGAAAGTCAATTGAATCACCTCGAGCGCCGAAGTGTGTATCACCTAAAATGCATAATTTCATTGTATTTGTTTTTTCAGTTTTTCAATTTCATCTTTAAGATGGAGTTTTTCTTTTTTTAATACACGAACAATAAAATCTGCCGAAGATGGCGTTATTCGTTTATCAAGGTCGTCATGTTTTTCTTGTAGATGTTTGATGTGATGTTCCACCTTTAATCTATCCA